AGATTACTTTCCACCTTTTTAGATTTTATTTAAAGAATTCTGTCAGCACCCGTGTTATAAGCGTGTACCGCGCTAAGAGACTACTGGCGGATTGTTCACTGAAACACGATAAATTACCGTCTAGAAAATGCGACCATAGATTGAGCCGCGTCAGCCTTATTGTCCAAGAAAATTTTGTGCATACGAGAGCGGCCTACAAGGATGGTCATGGTGCGTGCGCTATCAAACTTTCTAACCAGGGCATTCAGCAGGGCAAAGGGCGAGCCCGCGAGAACGTCGTCCAGCACGCATGGAACCACAGATCCGCTCGCACCCAACACAGCGTCAGCGAACGATTCAAAGTCAGCGGTTCTAGCAGACTTCAAGAGCCTGCGAGCTGCTGGAGCCAGGTTCGTGCGAGTAAGAGCATGCGCAACCGCGTTCCGAAGACGGCTTTCAGTCATGCCGTGTCTCAGAGGCGGGATCGTCTTTGGGCTCTGAAGGATGGACGCCTCGTTCTTCACGGCGACGCCCTGACGCAAGAGTCGAATGACAGTGCTTCTGTAAGCCGGGTAGGTGCGGGCAAGCTCTTTTATCGCCGAGATGCCCTCAACTACACCGTCCGCCAGAAGATTTGTCGCCAACCCCGTAATGTGAGCGATGCCGCAGCCACCTAGGCACTTCGGAGTAAGCATGTAGAGAACAGCCGCTCTCGCGTCCATATTCTTGCTACAACCGTTGTCATAGAGTAACTTGCCCATCAGATAAAAAGCCAGAAGACTCGCTGCCACCATATCCATGCCAGCCTTCATAGCTCCCTGAGCGCCAGCGAAGTAGGAATTGAGACGCTCAGAAAGAGTTTCGTGAGGCTCGAACGCAGTCGTGCCGCCCCTCATGACCGCCCGTAAGCCGTAGGTAACTTTCCGACCACCGAAATAGATCTCGTTCAGGAAAATTGCAAAGCGGTCGCTCAAGTAACACTTGCTGATCTCCAAAACGAAGCCGATACTGACGTAGGTCTCCTCAACGATTCGCACAAAGTCTAAGAAACGCTGCTTTCCTTCAGTCGAATCATCCCGAAAAGTCGCCAACCCATCGTCGATGTAAGCGCACAGTTCGACTTGTCGCATGCTGTTAGTTTCCCTACGGTACCTAAACACGCTGTAGCCCATTAGCGCTCCATGAAGAAACGTCATCTCTTTACCATTGTAACCCTCAAAATTCGCCTCTGGGTTTATGTAGCCGCCTCGGTACCCGCGCTTATTAAGGATCACACTGGACCCTTCGTTGATCTTGTGAGCGTTAGCAAACTCCGTTCTGTTGAATACTTCACCGAAGATCTCATGGACATAGCGCTGGACGTAAGACGG